GTCAAGGAACTGTTCGGCCAGACTCAGTTCCCCGTCGCCGTCGCGCGCTCGACGGGCAAGATCACCGGCAAGGCGAAGATGGGCCGCATTCAGGCGGCTGCCTTCAACGAACTGTTCTTCGGGCAGACGCTTGCCAGCGGTCAGAAGGTGACGGCGGTGAACGAAGGCCCGACGCCGATCCCGACGACGCCGTTCACCATCACCGTCGCCAACGGCACCACCTGGGTCGAAGATCTCGGCGTCTTCGATGCCACCACCGGGCAGCCGTTCACGCGCGTCTCGACGGCACCGGCAGCCGGTCAGTATTCCGTCGCCGCCGGCGGCGTCTACACCTTCGCCGCAGCCGACAATACGGCGGCGCGCAAGGTCAATATCTCCTACACCTACACCATCGCCGCCACCGGCCAGAAGATGACGGTGACAAATCAGGTTCTCGGCAGCGCGCCGCAGTTCAAGGCGGTGCTTTTCGAGACGTACCAGGGGAACAAGCTGCAGCTTGAGCTTTTCGCCTGCATCAGCACCAAGCTGAGCATCCCGACCAAGATGGAAGACTTCGTGATCCCGGAACTCGACTTCTCGGCTTTTGCCGACTCGTCGGGCAACGTGCTCTCGCTGTCTTTCGCCGAGTAACCCTAGCCTAGCATCAGGAGCACGTTAGATGACTGAGACAGCAGCCACGGTTTCACCGGATGCCAGCGCCGCGGCGCCGGCGCCGGAAGTCGACACGATCACGCTGGGAGCGCGCACCGTCACGGTGCTGCCGCTCACGCTCGGACAGCTGCGCGTCATTCTCCCCGCCTTCACGCGCGCGGGGAAAGGCGGCGCCGAATCCGTCGAAGCCTCGATCGACATTATCCACGCTGCCGCGTCGCGCGCTGAGCCGACGCTGACGCGCGACGATGTCGCATCGTGGGAAGCGACGGTGCCGGACATGCTGACGGCAACCGGCAAGATCGCCGTGCTCGCGGGGCTCGTTACCGTGGGGGAAACGAAGGCGGCGACGGCAAGCCTGTCGAGTGGGACCGGATCTACGCCCGCGTAATCACGGCAACCGGCTGGACATGGGAAACCGTGGACAGCCTTACCGTTCGCCGCCTTCGTGCGCTCGTCGACTATTGGAATGAGCAGCCGCCGGCGCATGAAGTTCTTGCCTTCATGGCGCGCGTCAAGCCGCAAGGCGCGGCGCGCGCCGCTGCGCCGCGGGAAGAGGAAAAGGAAGATCTCGGATCTCTGATCCAGGCGCTCGGCGTTCCGATGCCGGCGCCGACAGCACCTTAGAGGCAGCGATGGCTGACGATACAAGAATTGACGTCCAGTTTGGCGCGCAAACACAGGACCTCGAATCCGGAACAAAGCGCGCCGCGTCAGCCGTCGACGATGCCGGCAAGAAAATGGGGACCTCCGCGGCGGAGGCGAAGAAGCTCGACGACGCCTTGACGAAGCTTATGGCGTCTGTCGACAAGAACTATAAGAACACGCTGCTGCTGAGCCAAGGCGTCGATCTCCTCGACCGCAACCTTGCCGCCGGCAATATCAGCGGCGAGCAGCACGCGCAGATGCTGAACAAGCTGGAAACGGCTTTCGGCAATGCCGCGGAAGGCGCCAACAAGGCGACGGAGTCGATGCACCTCAACGGCGCGGCGACGCGCGAGTTGATGGTGCTGGCGCACGAAGCCTCGCAGGGACAGTTCAACCGGCTCGGCGGCTCGTTGATGGTGCTGGCAAACCGCATGGGCGGCTTGTCGGCGTCGACAATGGGGCTGGTGGCGGCGCTCGGCGCCGTCGCGCTGCCTATCGTGGTGATCGCGGAGCGCGCGCACGCCGCGTCGACGGCGCTGCGCGAAATGCAAAACGGCTTCCTCGCCACCGGCAACGCTGCCGCCTTCAGCGAGCAGCAGCAGCGCGGCTACCTCGGAACGCTCGTCAACAGCTTCGGCTATGGCGTCGCCGAAGCCGGCAAGATCGAAGCGGCGTTTACGCGCATCCCCGGCGTCACGCAAAAGGTGCAGGACGCGCTCACCAATCTGGTGCCGGGTATCCATGACGTCTTCGGCGGTGACGTCGAGAAGATCGCGGCATCGCTGGCAGCCGCCTTCGCCGGCGGCGGGCAGGCGCTGCTGTCGTGGGGCGAGCCGATCCGGCTGTTCAACACGCAACAGCGCATCGCGCTCGAAGATGCCGCCAAGACGTTCGATATCCAGAAGGCGCAGGACATCGCGCTACAGGCGCTCGAGCAGCGGTTCGGCGCCGTCGCGTCGCGCGCCAAGATAGTCGGCGAGTTTTGGGCCGATGCGAAGCGCCAGATGGCAGACCAAGGCCCGGTAACGGCGCCAATGCCCGGCGACGCCAAGGATCGCACCAGCGGCCCCGCGGAAACCGATGAAATGCGCCGGCGCGGCGAAGTCGTGCGCGAGTATTCCGCCGACACGCGCGAGCTCAACGCGCTGTTGGAAAAGCGCGGCATCGCCGAGAAGGCGGTTGCCGAAGCGACGTCGGACGGCGAACGCGCGCTGGCGCAGGCGGCGCTGAACCGCATCAACGCCGAAATCGACATGCACAAGGATAAAGGCGCCGCCTCGCGCATGGAGGAATGGCGCGCCGAACTGGCGCAGCGTGTCGAAATGGCCGGCGAGTCGCGCAAGGAACAGCTGCAGACGGAGATCTCGTTTTGGGAGGAAGTCAAGGCGGGCACGCGCCTGACCGGTCAGGAGGAGACGCAGATCCGAACGCAGCTGTCGCGCGCGCGGCTGCAGCTGGGGCGCGAAGAGACGCGCGATTATCTCGACGGGCTGAAGACGCAGCTGGAAGAGGATCGCAACACCGGGATGAAGCGCGTCGAACTGGCGCGCCAGTATGCCAAGGAAGCCGCCTCGCTGACCGGCGCCGATTCGCCGCAGGCGCAACAGGCGGCGCGGGAAGCGCTGCGCATCGAGCGCGAATACAATAACGAGCAGCGCGCCGAACGGCTGCGCATGGTCGACGAAGCGCGCGCCAACGATCTAGAGGAAGTCGACGCGCTGCGCGAGAAGGCGCGATCGATGCAGGCGATCGACCGCGACAATATCGCCGAGATTACCCAGCTGAAGCGGCAGGCGCTCGCCGAAGAACTGCGCATCAACCTTGAAGCGCTGACGCTGAAGCAACAGGAATACAAGCTCGACACCAAGGAATACGAGCAATACGAAGCCGAGAAAGCCAAGATCCGGCGCAAGTATCAGCAGGAAGCCGGCAAGCTTGACACCGATTACGTCAACGAGCAGGCGAAGGTCTTCGAGCGCGGTTTGCAGCCTGTCTCGCGCGCCGTCGGCAGCACGCTGCAGCAGATGCTGACGACGCAGATGTCGGCCAAGGACGCGATGAAGCGCATCGCGGCCTCGATCATTTCCGACGAAATCGCGCAAGGCGTGCAGCGCATCGGGCATTGGGCGGCGGTCGAACTCGCCAAGACGGCGGCGACGGCTGCCGGCGAGGAAACGCGCCTTGGCGTCAAAGGCGCGGCCGCGGCGCAAGGCGCGGCGATGGAGTCGGCGTCCGGCGCCAAGTCGATCCTGAAGGATGCCTATAAGGCGGCAGCCGGCGTCTATGCCAGCGTCTCGGATATCCCTTACGTCGGCTGGATCCTGGCGCCGGCGGCGGCTGCCGGCGCCTTCGCGACTGTCGCGGCGTTCGGCGCCTCCGTCGGCTCGGCGCAAGGCGGCTGGGATCTGCCATCCTTCTCGGGCGGGATGCCGGCGGTGCTGCACGAACGCGAAATGGTGCTGCCGAAAGAGCACGCCGACACGATCCGCAATCTCGGCAAGAACGGCGGCAGCGGTGCTGCGCATGGGCCCGTCATCATTCAGGCGCTCGACGCGCGCAGCTTCGCCGACTTCGCCAAGCGCAACCCCGCCGGCTTCGCAACCGCCGTCGGGCACGCGCGCCGCATGGGGCACCTTCGCCAGTAACCCGGAGCACCTTTCATGTCCCTCGCCATCTTCCCGGCGGCGCAGCTGCCCGGGCTCACCTTCCCCGTCGTCAAGACGCCGACATGGAACACGCTGGTCCAGAAAGCGGTTTCCGGCCGCACGCTGCGCGTCGCCAAACAGGCGGCGCCTGTCATGCGCTGGAAAGTGCCGTTCGACTTTTTGAAAGGCGACGCCACGGCGCGGCAGCTGCAAACGCTGCTCGGCTTCTATAACCAGCGCTATGGCGGCTTCGATGAATTCCTGTTCGATGATCCCGACGATGACAGCGTGACGGCGCAGTCGCTCGGCGCCGGCGACGGCGTCACGACGCAGTTCCCGCTGCTGCGCGCGCTGGGCGGCTTCGTCGAGCCGATCGGCGCCGTCAATGCGATTACCGCCGTCAAGGTGAACGGCGTCGCGACGGCTGCCTACAGCCAAAGCGCGGTGAACGGCTATCTTGGCAAAAATGCCATAACCTTCACGACGGCGCCGGCGGCTGGCGCCGCGGTCACCGCCGACTTCTCCTACTACTGGCGCGTCCGCTTCGCGGATGACTCCTACGATTTCGAGAAGTTCGTTTACCAGATTTGGAGCCAAGGCGGCATCGTCTTGGAACAGGTGCGCTGATGCTCGGCACGACGTCCCAACAGGCGGCGCTCGTCGCCATCGGCATGACGCAGGCGTTCCGCGTCGATCTCTACACCTTGACGCTTCTCGACGGCACCGTCATCCGCTGGCACGACGGCGGCGACAGCTTCCCCAATCCGCCGATCGCCGGGCGCACCGACTCGCTGTCTGTCGGCGGCAACGTCTTCCTCAAGGGGCCCGGCATGGGGCGCAGCACGCTGACGGTGGAAACCGGCGTCAAGGTGTCGCAACTGTCGTGGACGCTGTATCCGAAGCCGGCAGCCGATGCCGACGGGCCGGCCGATACGATCAAAGGCTACATCGTGCCGGAAGCCTGCCGGCGCCGGCTTCTCGACAAGGCGACGGTGCAGCTGGACACACTCATCATGCCGACATGGGGCGATACCGCCACCATCGGCGCGATCACCCGCTTTCTCGGGCGCGTCGGCGAGATCCAAGCCACCTATGGCAAGGTGACGATCACCGTCAACAACGACGTCGTGCTGCTGACCAATCTGCAGATGCCGCGCAATCTGTGGCAGCCGTCGTGCAACCATACCCTCTACGACAGCGGCTGCGCGCTCATCAAAGCCAACTTCGCGACGTCGCACACCGTCGGCGGCGTGCCGACGCTGACGGCGATCGCCACGTCAAGCCCCGGCGCCTATGCCGGCGGCTACTTCGATCTCGGCACCATCGAATTCACCAGCGGCGCCGCGGCCGGACAGAAGCGCACGATTCAGAGTTTCGACGGCACGACGTTTTCGCTGTTCATGCCGCTCGACGCGATGCCTTCCGCCGGCGACGCCTTCACCGCTTACCCCGGCTGCGACTTGAGCCAAGGCGCCGGCGGCTGCGCCAAGTTCAACAACCTCGCGCACTTCCGCGGCTTTCCGTATGTGCCCGACCCGCAGACGGCGCTCTAGGTGCGCGGCGCGTCGCGGTAGACGAGGCGGATGGCGTGATCGCCGCTCGGCCGCCTCTCGACGGTGCCGAAGCGCCCGGGCGTCGTCTTCATGCCGTGCTGCAGCTGGAATTCGCGCGGCAGCGCCTTCCCTTCCTGAAGCGCCGCGGCGAGCTCATTCAAGACGCGGACGATATGGCGGGTATCCACCGGCACGGCTTGCCTCCCTGGCGTCAAGCGGTACCCCCGGCACGATGCCGTCGCAGGCGGCGCAGCGCCAGCGCTCGAGATCGCCGAAGAACAGGCGCGGCGCCGGCAGGCGGCAGTGGGGGCACTCCATCGCCACCGTCTCTACCAGCGCCGTTGCGCCGACGGCAAGCGCCCACACCGCCTGCCGCTCGCGACTCTCGCCCACGCGCCGCGTCAGTTCCTTAACGGCTTTTTCAAGCATTCCGGCCATGGTGCCGGGCAATCCCTCGTCTCGATCCATCGCAGCACCTTAGCAGAAGCACCTTGCCATGGCAGAACCGGAACAGCGCGCCGCCGTCGTGCGGGAAGCCGAATCGTGGCTCGGCACGCCGTACCACCATCACGGCAAGATCAAAGGCGTCGGCGTCGACTGCGGGCAAATACTCATCAAAGTATATTCCGCCGTCGGGCTGTGCGATGACTTTGACACCGGCTATTACGCGCCGCAATGGTCTTTGCACCATAGCGCCGAACAGTATCTCGCCTGGGTAAAGCGCTACGCGCGCCAAGTCGCCCAGCCGACGGGACCGGGCGACTTCGTGCTGTGGCAGTTCGGCCGCACGCTGTCGCATAGCTGCATCATCGTCGATTGGCCGGGCAAGGTGATCCACGCGCACCGCGCCGCCGGCATGGTGGAGTGGGCTGACGCCAGCAAGGCGCCGTTCCTCGACGGCGACGGGCAGCCGCGCCGGCACGCCTTCTTTACCCTGTGGGGCGGCTGACATGGGTATCTTCGGCAGCGGCAGCGTCAACACCGCGGCACCGCCGGCGGCAGCCTCCGGGCTGCAGCTGCAGACGTCGCAGTTCGGCAGCGTCGTGCCAATCTGCTGGGGCAATGTGCGGCTGGCGCCGAACGTCATCTGGTATGGCGATTTCCAAGCCGTCGAGCACCACCAAAGCCAAGGCGGCAAAGGTGGCCCCAACGTCGATCAGACGAGCTTTACCTACAAGGCGTCTTTCGTCTTAGGCCTCTGCGAAGGCCCGATCAGCAGCGTCGCGACGGTATGGAAAGACAAAGACGAGACGGACGCCGCCACCATCGGCTTTCTCGTCTTCTCCGGCAACGACGGGCAGCCGCCGTGGGGCTACCTCTCGACGAGCCATGCCGATCAGGCGCTCGCCTACTCCGGCACCGCGTATGCGGCGATCGCCGGGCTGCAGATGGACAATCCGGATCTGCCGCAGTTCGCGATGGAGGTTCGCAACAACACCGGCGGCGACGGGCAGCCGGATTGGTTGCCGAGCATCATCCTAACCGATTATCTAACCAATGCGCGCTATGGCTGCCTCTTCCCGGCGGCGCGCATCGGCGACCTGACGCAATGGCAAAACTACTGTCAGGCGCTGGATTTGCGCATGGCGCCGTGCCTCATTGCGCAGGAAGCGGCTTCCGACTTCGTGCAGCGGCTCGCCGATCTCACCAACACCGCGCCGGTATGGTCGGCGACGGTGCTGAAGATGATTCCCTATGGCGATACCGCTCTCAGCACCGCCACCGGCAGCTTCACGCCGAACGTGACTCCCGTCGTCGACTTGACGGAAGACAACTTCGTCGACAGCGACGAGCCGGTGCGGATCACGCTGCAAGATCCGGCGGATGCCAACAACTCGATTACCCTCACCTTCGAAGATCGCAGCAACAAATATAACGAGACGCCGGCAGGCGCGAAGGATCAGGCGGCGATCGAAGCCTATGGCTTGCGCCCGGCCGGCACGATGTCGGCGAAGGAATACAAGACGCAGGAGCGCGCCGATCTGGCGGCGCAGCTGATCCTGCAGCGCAAAGTCGGCATCCGCGCCACATTCGAGTTCACGCTGACGTGGAATTTCTTCACGCTCGAGCCGATGGATCTGGTGACGCTGACGGTGCCGGCGCTCGGGCTCAATAAGTACGTCGTGCGGCTGACGCGCGTTCAGGAAGACGACAGCGGCAACATCGTTTGCGAGGCGGAAGACTTCCCGCAAGGCGTCGCGCACGCCGCCAAATATGCGCGCCAGCAAGCCAACGGCTATAAGACGAACTACAATACCGGCGCCGGGCTGCCGAACGCGCCGGTGTTCTTCGAGCCGACAGACGCCTTCCGCGGCGATCTCGAAGTGATCTTGACGGCGACGAGCGCCAGCGCCAATTGGGGCGGCGCCGACGTCTGGGTCAGCCAAGACGGCGAAACCTACACCTACCAAGACACCATTCACCGCGGCGCGCGCAGCGGCTACCTGACAGCCGATCTCCCGGCGGTTGCCGCCGCCGCCACCGGCAAGACGATCGACAAGAGGAGCACGCTTGCCGTCGATATCTCGGAATGCGCCGGCACGCTGGTTTCCGTCTCTCAGGCGGATGCGCTCGCCGGCAATACGCTGTGCTGGGTCGACGGCGAGCTGATCGCCTATCAGACGGCGGCGCTGACCGGCAGCGGCAAATATTCCCTGTCCTATCTGGTGCGCGGGCTCTTTGACACGCCGATCAAGGCGCACAAGAAAGGCGCGCGCTTCGTCCGTCTCGGCAGCATCGGCAGCGGCAAGCCGTCGATCTCCGTGCCGTTCACCGAAGATCGGCTTGGCTCGACGCTTTACGTCAAGCTGCTGTCTTTCAATATCTATGGCAGCAACCGCGCCACCTTGGACGGCGTCTCGGCGACGCCGTACACGATCCAAGGCACCGCGCTGTTCTCGCCGCCGCCGGCGGTCACCGGGCTTACCACCGTCTTCATCGCCGGCTTGACGCAACTGTCATGGAAGCCGGTCGACGACTTCCGGAAGCTCGATTACGAAGTGCGGAAAGGCGACGTCGCGACGAACGCGCTGCGCCTCGGCACGACGTCGGAAGTGCGCTTCCCGACTTATGGCGACGGCACCTATTGGGTGGCCGCGCACTACAAGACGAAAACCGGCGTGCACGTCTATTCGCCATGGACGGAAATCGTTGTCGCCGGCGCCGCGCTCGTCTCCAATGTCATCGCGACGTGGGATGAAAAGGCGACGGGATGGAGCGGCACCGTTACCGGGCAAGGCGCGCTCTCGCGCGACGTCGCCGGCGGCGAGATTGTGCTTTCCGGCGCCGATATCCTGTCGCTGACCGATTTCCTCAATACGCCTGACGTGCTCCATGCCGGCGGCACCGCCGGCAGCGTCACCTATCAGATCCCGACGGCGCACCAAATCGATATCGGGCGCGTCGCCGCGTGCAACGTCATGGTGACATGGGACAGCTGGGCGGAAATCGTCGGCGCCGACGTGCTTTCGTCGGCGGATTTCCTCGGCATGACGGACCTCTTCAATGAGGCGGCGGCGCACAATACCAGCGTGCTGCCGGAAATCCGGCTGGCGCAGGCCGACGGCGTCTGGAGCGACTGGCGCCCGTTCATCCCCGGCGCCTATACGGCGCAGCATTTCGACGCGCGCGTGACGATATCGTCGAGCGATCCGCAGACGATTGCCGAACTCACCAGCTTCACCTTCGCCGTCGACGTGCCGGATCGCGTCGAGGATCACGCCGCTACCGTCTTCGGCGGCGGGCCCACCACCATCACCTACCCCGGCGGCGCCTTCAACGGCGCGCCCGGCGCCGGTCAGTTCTCGATACCGAATCCGCAAGTCACGGTGCTCAACCCGCAGTCCGGCGACGTCGTCTCGATTACGCACGTCACCCGCACCGGCTTCTGGATCGAAGTCATGAACGGCGTGTCCAGCGTCTCGCGCTCGATCACCTATCGCACGCAAGGCTGGTAGCGGCAGAACCTTTAGAGAGGCAGCAAGAACATGAGCGGACTACTGCAGGCGCCGACAACCGGCACGCACGGCGGCGCCGAAATCGTCGGCGATATCAACACGGCGATCGCCGCGCTGGCGAATTGGCTGATGTCGGCGACGGAGCCGACGGCGGCAAGCCTCGGGCTGACGTCCCTGGCCGGCGTCGTCTGGTGCGACACCAGCACGTCACCCGCCGTCGTCAAGCGGCGCAATGCCGCCGATACGATGTGGATTCCCTTCCTAATGTTCGACGACACGAAGGGCGTCGCCTTGCCGACCAATCAGGGCGTCTCGCAGGCGACGTTCGAGCGCGGCATGATTGACGGCTTCATCATGTCGCCGGATGGCACGACCTTGACGAAGGTGAATATCGGGCAAGGCGTCTGCTATGCCGGCGGCGCGCTCATCAATGGCTTCGCGCCGATTTCCTGCGACTTGGCGCTCTCCGGCGCCGGCGGGCTCGATACCGGCACCAAGGCTGTCAGCACTTGGTACGCCATTTATGCCATCGCCAAGTGGAACAACGACGGGACGCAGACGGTCACCGGCCTCGCCTCCCTCAACGGCACGGCGCCGGCGATGCCGACAGGCTATTCCCTGTCGCGGCGCGTCGGCTGGATCTTCATCAATTCAAGCGGCAACGTCGCGCTGTTTACGCAGATCGGCGACGACTTCTACTGGACGAACCCTTCGCACGACATCAACAACGCCGCGCCGTCGACGTCGGCGCGCACGCTTTACACGCTGCCGGTGCCGCGCTCTGCCGGCATCGAAGCGCGCTTCCGCGCGCAATGGACGGCGACGCTCGCCAACATGATTTGCGCCTTCCAGTCGCCGCTGACGGAATCCGATCTTGCCGTCTCGACGTCGGGCGCCTCGCTTATCAATCCGACGGCGAGCGGCAACGTCGGCGGCGAATTCCGCGTCCGCGTCGATGCCTCGGCGCGCGTCGCCGTCAAGATATCGACCTCGGCGACGGGGCCGTCCGTCGATATCTGGACGCTTGGCTGGAACGATCAGCGCGGCAAGAACAGCTGATAGGAGGAAGCTGCCATGGAAGAGATCCGCTACGTCGCGCGCGATGCCGCCGGCGCCATCGTTTCCAGCTTCACGGAACTGCAGCCGGGGCTGGCGGAAGAGGCGGTGCCGGCATCGCTTGCCGTCACGCCGGGCGATCGCCTGCGCGCGCTGGCGGCGCTCGTCGATCAGAAGGAAGCCGCCGGCGTCGTCGACTCCGGTACCGGCGCCGTCATCCCGCTCGACGCCAAGACGCGCGACGATATCACCAGCCAAGGCGCCAGCGCCGGGCTCGCGCTGTCGCTCGCCGCGGCGAAGGGGT